TTATCTTGTGCTGTGAAGTAAACTCATTGTAAATTCTTCTTTGTTGACAACATTATCATAGTCACTAATATAGAATTGATATGCTTTTTCTTCGTCTTCAAAATCCACTTGGAAAACTAATTTTTCATAGTCGTCTTCTTCCATTCGTCCTAAATGTGCTTTTAATTCGTCAACTGAATAACAGCAAGTGCAATCATTAGGTTTATTTTCGCTCCAGTATGTAACTGTTGCTCCGTCTTCTAATACTAACTCATTTACTATTGTCATCATTTTATCGTAGTTTCTCATGTCTAATCTCTCCTTGTATTCGTATAATTTTTTAGCTATTTTTAACGTCATATTCTCTAATGCGTATTTACCATTTCTGTAATTTTGGATAACACTTAATGTGATCCCAGTATCTTTAGAAATTCTATAATCGGTGATATCAGTTTCAAATAATTCCTCTATATCTTTAATTAACTTGTCTACTGTCATTGTTTTCAACCTTCTTTCTTTACCTTGCACTATAATTATACTCTATATAAGGTATATTGTCAATAGATATTTAAAACTTTTCAACGGAAATTTTAAAATATTTCTATCTTAATAGACATAAAAAAAGACCTACCAAAATTAATTGGTAGGTAATAACAAATAAGGGAGTTAATATGAAAAGTTTGTTAAGCTTAACACATATATTATATCATATTCCCTGGTTATAATTAAATACTTCAAAACAAAGAAATAAAAAAGAAGCCCGGCAATTAAGCCAGGCTTAGGGAATAAAGTATGAAAAATATTCATCTATATATATTTTATCACTAATTATATTTAATTACAAGTATCTCCATGTACCATAGTCTGTACCTGAAGCTAATTCCATGCTTGCTACATATCTACGTTCTCCACTGTTAGAAATGTAAGATAACCATTCATAACCATTAGCATAACAGTATTCTGTATAATTGAACTCTTCATTTTCATCATAACTTGCTACAACTTCAGCATCTAATGATGGAGCTGAACGAACATTTAAATTTGGTACTTTAACAGTAAATACTCTTGGTCTATCTAGAGACTGTACATCTGTAGTAACTGGGTTACTAGCTGGGGTATCGTCTACAGGGTAATAGAACCATCCTACAATACCTTCAAAATCTCTTGATACATATCTTGCAGGTCCACCAACATATAAGCTATCCCAGTTGCCATCAACATTTTGTTCAATAGTTTTCATTGAATAACCGTCTGAATCTTCAATTACAAGTCCTGTATGTCCATATGAATGTCCTGCTGTATATGTAGTGTCCATTACAAATACCGCTCCAGCTTTTGGTCTACTGTTAAGATCTCCTACAATGTTGTATTCAACTTTATATCCTAATGCTGCTGCACTGTTAAGCAAGTCTATTGCATTCCCCCATAATGTTTTTCCGAAGAAATAAGAGCTTAAATAATTAGGTAAGTCTACACATTGAGTACCATATGCTCCGTCTTGGTCAACACCTATTCCTAAATTTGCTATACGTCTTGCTTCGTTTAATAAATCTGTTGTTCTAACCATTATTCTTTTCCTCCTGTGTTTTGAATAAAATAAAAAGACTATTACTAGTCTTGTTTTGGCTCTTTATAAGTCAAGGCTTGTTCGCTATCCGAAAAGCCTTTTGTTGTAGGATCGTTAACAATACCTAACAATCCTAACATAAGAAATACTGTGTCAACAATTCCATTAATATTAGTGTTGAACATTTCAGTATTTAAGTTATAACCTAGCAACATTGCAACTTGTTTAATAAGTAGCAATAAAGCTGCTATAAACGCTAATACAAAACGTTTGTTTTTAAAACGTACTTCCCAATTTATCATAATCTCACCCCCTTTCCTAGTTCTGCGGCCATGGCTCATTAGTTAAATAAGAGATAGAACTTATTCGTATATCTCCAATGTCTCTATCTGTTGGCACAGGGTCTGTGAACTGAAATCTTAACTGGTTATAATCTCCATTTCCACCTAAATACCATGTCCCATAAGAAACGCCTTTATCATTATAAATATTTCCAATAAGTGAAGCTTCGGCTCTATATCCTATTGGAATCCCACCATTTTGAATAATATAACAATTTCGTTCCTTGTCAGAGCCTTGCAGAACATATCCTGCTCCACCACGTCTGACAATACCAAACCAGCCCCAGCTTAAGCCTCCGAACTGATAAGATACTACATTGTTAACACGTCTTATTTTGACAAATGAGTTACCTAATTTCGATACAGAAGGAAGTATTTTCCAACCTGTGTCTCCGATTAGAACTTCCCAACCTGTGTTACCTGTTCCACTCTTTTTAATCCATTTCAAAGCTCCGTTAGTTACTGCTTCATCTACGTATGTTGTCCCAACAGGTGCAGTTACTGTTCCGTTTGGCATTCCACGTCCGTGAATTTCCCATTGTTTACTTTCGATAACTTTTAATCGTTTATCAAGTTCACTAGTGTTTCCTGTGTTTCCAGTGTTTGCTGGTATGTAATTATGTATGTTTTGTGTTGTGATGAATTTAAGATTATCGGTTTCTGAAAACTCAAAGTCTGGAGTATATCCATCTGGAATTGAACTAGCTAGAGTGTATAAGGCTGTATCTAAGTTTGTGTATTTACCATTACCATTGATTATTATTCTTTCAGTAGTACTACTATAAATAGTTCCATAGTGGTCTGTTAAACTTCCAGTATGATTTGCCCTAAAATATTCATAAGGGCTCCTTGCACCTGTCATTTTAAAGGGTGCTTGAAATTTATCAACAGTCTTGTTCATATTAAATTCAAGTGTATCAATTCTACTTGTTTGTTCTTTTAACTCTAGCTTAGTAGCAAAATCATTAGTATCAACATTCCCAGTAGATTTTATATAATCTTGATAATTTCTATTTGTTAGAATATCAACACGTTGATTTTCATCTTTATAGTTATAATTATCCGGAAAAATCTTAGCTAATGTATACATCATATCTTTAAAATTTGTAAAACCATTTTTACGGTACACTTTAGTTTCTGTTGCGTTTTTGTAGATATCTCCTATATATGTTTCTTTAGCTTCTTCGCTAAGTCCTGTTGTTACTTCATTGAAATATTCTTCAACACCTTTTTCATTTGTTGAACTTCCCAAAACACCACGGGTTGCACTTACAAAAGTATCTAAATCAACGTATTTCTCTTGACCTTCTTCATTTAAGAAAGCCTTTCTAAGTTGTTCTTTAGTAACGAGGTTGTCAACTGTTGGTTGACTATTCCTAAGTTCGTCTAACTGTTCTTTAGTAGCAAGTCCGGAAATATCTTGGTGCTGTGTTAAATAATGCTTATCTTCTAATTGTGTAGTTGTTACAAAGTTACTAGTATCAATGTTAGCTGTTGTTGGTCTATCTTCTAGTTCTTTGATTTTACGTTTAATTTCAGTATCATCATAACTCGATGTCACTGGTCTAGCTTCTAATTGTGTAACCTTAGCAGCAACATCATCAACAGATTGCTTTGTTGCAAAATTACTAGTATCTATTGTAAGCTGTGTTTTAAGCTCTTCTAGTTTACTGTTTGAAACATAGTCAATAGGTAGTTCAGACTTTTTCGCATAGTCAATTAAACTTTGGTGTGTTGTTAAGAATCCTTTGCTATCAACTGTGTTGTTAACTATCTCTGTAACGTTTGGCATTTCGCTTTTTAGTTGATAGTCGTTCAATGTTGCTGTTCTTACTACGTCCGAAATATCACTAGTTCTTACAAACTCTGATAAGTCAGTTTTAAGTGCGTATGTACTTTTAGCTTTCTCTAGCTCTTCCGCCAGTACTTCTTTTGTTAGAACATCTAACTTATCAACAACTACACCGTTAGCAAAATATCGCTCTTTAATAGGTAAGTTGTCTTTTAAATCGTATTCAGACATTTTAACATCAAAGCTAAAACTGTAAACATCACTCTCTTTAGCTTCATTTTTCAGAATAATATAGCAGTTTACTTTTTCGTTATCAGTTATTAAGCTTGTGTCAAACTTAAATTTAATCTTGTTATCTTCAATCCTTCCTTGAGTTTCCCAATATTTCACTGACTTAACAAACTTGAATAATATTATTATTTCTTCGTTAGTAAGTGTGTGATTGTTTATTGTTAACTCAAACTCGTTGTTGTTTTTGTCATGAGAATAGAGTTCGCAATTACTACGAACTCTAACCCTTTTATTTACTGTGCTGTTGAATTGTAACTGTATTTTTTTATCTATCATATGTGTCAGCACCTCCATTTTTTACCGGCAGTTTTTTACACAGGTCGTAAATTTCTGAAACTGTGTTATTTCCTCCTAGTTCACGATACGAGTGATATAATATCGTAACTTCTTCAAGCTCTTTCGTACTGATCCAACCGCGATTTATTATCCTACTCATATCTTTTAGCAATCTATAACGGCTGATTGTTTTTGTCCCGTCAGCTGTTTTTCTTGCTAATTCCTTAATCTCTTTCAAAGTGTCATTAATCTCATTCAGACTTTGTTCGTCTTTTTTGTTATACCACTTGACAATCATTGTCAACAATGGCATTGCTACTCCCGTGCTAAGTCCTAGAATTAAACCGTCACTCATTATTTACTGTGTCGCTCCTCGTATTCTTTTTCAATTCTATCAACTTCCTCTTGAACAACTTCTCTTAAATTCCCTAAATTTGGTACGTCATTTATAGTTTTTGCTTTTGTAATTATTTGTCTCACGTATAATTGAGTTAAATAATCATTTTTTTTAAATCTTAATCTACTTGGTCTAATCACTTTTAATACTCCTTTCGCAACTTTAAATGTCTCCGTTATGTTCATCATTGCTTTTGTCCTCCTCAAACATTTCTACAATCGTCTTAACAACGCCTGCTATAGCGTCGTCTAGCTGAGCTTTCGTGATATATCTATTTTTCTCATCTTCAATGTCATCTTTTCCGTCAACTTCTCTAGTCAGTATTATTTCTTTATATTTACTAGTCTCTACATCAGGTTTCCACACATCAACAGACTTGTGATCCTCGATTACTTCGTATAGTCTACCGTCATATTTAATCTTGTCACCCGTTGAATACTCAGTGTTTATTTCGTAATTGTCAAAAGCGTTAATTATTGTGTCTTTGTTATCATTAATCACCTTAGCGTCTAACACATTTAACAGTAGTGTCATGATTAACTTGTCATTATCCTTGTTGACTTTTCCTACTAATTTACGTAACGCTTTAACTCTGTCGTTAGGATCTAGCTTGTTATTCGCCAATACACTTACTTCTTCTTTTAAGTTAGCATATTCACTAACTAACGCAGGTGTCGTTTCTCCTGTAAACATTTGTTGTGCTAATTGCTTTCTTACTTCTTCTAGTATTTCGCTGTCACTAGCTGTAGCAAATTTACCAGGTAAATCTACACCACCGTTAAGATATAAAGAGCTTTTATTCAATGCAAACTGAACATAGACACTCTTATATCCTCCAGCTTCTGGCTGTGCATTTCTTGTTAAAATCTCTAGTGCCATTACTTAGCTCCTTTTTTATTTTTTAGTTCTTCGTTTTCTTTTTTTAACTCCTCATATGCTACTTTGTAATTCGCAAGCTCTAATATCTTTTCAATTAGTTCTTGTGCGACAATGTGAATTGGTTGTAGTTTATTTTCTTCCATTTATTAAATCCTCTATTCTTTCTTTAAGTTTTTTGTTTTCTTCCGATAATTCTTGAATCGACTTCAAGGCATACATTGTAAGTCTGAAATGCTCTAACTCTAATATATCTGGACTTTTAGTCACTAGTGAATCGTCTAATTGTTGTACATCTTGTGCGATTAACCCGACTTTAACAGATTTTTGACTTCCTGTTTCTTTGTAGTCTTTTTTCCAGTCGAATTTTTTAAACTGTAATTTCTCAACTAAGTCTAACGCTCTATCAGTTGTAGGTTTAATGTTCTCTTTTAATTTTCTATCAGAATAACTCTCACCTATTCTTATTGCGAAGTAGTTTACATTATTCTCATAAGGATAACCAAATATTATTCTTGAACCACCTTCAACACCCCATAACCATGACAACCACGAGATTTTTGAATAGGTAGGACTTCCACTAGTTCCAGCTTTCCACCCCCACGGGATAACAGGTTTGTTATTACTAACGTTAGATACGACCACAGATCCTATAAAGTTACTGAACTTCCTAATTCGGTTATCAAAGAATGGGAATCCCATATGAATTTGACCGTGCACCGTCATTAATACCTCGTCGTATATCGGTTTTGCAGCGTTAGGGTTTTGAATATCAGTTATGTTAAATACTGATAACCCCTTACCTAATGCGTTATGCGTTGCGTTGAATTGTACACCTACACCGCTTGAATTTGGTCTATTCTCGTGAGGTAGTACGAATCTTACCCCAGTTCCGAACGGTTCGAAATATCCGTTTTGACCAATTCTAATTTGTGAGGCACCTGTAATAATAACACCATTTAACGTGTCGGTATCAATCTGAGTACTGCGAATCTTAACACTGTGTAAGTTTTCTATGAATCCGTCAGTCGCCCACAATTCACGGATAAACGCTTTGTTAGAAATTAGTTCTCTGATTAATGCGTCGTCTATATCGATATGCTGAGCCTTGACAGCCTTAGCGTCGATAAGTGGGGTTGTAATACTTCCGACTTTCATGTGTTTTCCTTCGATTGTGCCGTTGACAATCATATCTCCGGTCACTCTAACTAACCTTGAAATGATGTTAACACTCTCGGGTTGTGCGACTAATAAGCTTGAAATTGTGTTACCGTCAATCGTTTTCTCAGCTCCTAACCTTATCCCGTTAGGTGTGATACTTATATCAGATTTCTTAACAACGCTATTTTCTAACGCTGACACAGTTGAGTTAAACCCCTCAGCGGTTGCAGCTAGAATTGTTCTAAGTTCATTGTTCTGGAACTCAGTAATTAACCCTTTGTGATTAAGTTTGATTTTACCCCACAATTCACTTTTAGGATCTCTCAACTGAACGTCAAGGTCTCTGATTTGCTTAAACACACCGCTTAATGCGTTAGCTTTTTCGTATGGTTTTTCAAACGCTGTTACGTCGTCTCCTTTTTCAAGTTGAATTTTAGAAAGTCGAGTTGTTCCCTTACACCCCATGTGATAGATTTTAACTTTTTCATCTGGTTTAGTAGGCGTGAATGTATATTCATATTTACCGTTTCTGACTATTGCTTCTTGCTTGCCGTCATTTACTTCTATATCCATTTAACCACCTACTCTCCTTCGAATCTTACAGTTACACCAGACTCACTAGATGAAAATACCCAACCTAATTTATCTAGTAAATTTTCTTTGTCAGATTGGTTTACGAAATTTACTCTGTATCTGTAGTCTATAAACTCCACATTCTTTAATCCTATAGCTTCAACGTCGTTGAAATATACTTTTTTAATTTTGTCAACTTCAGTAAATCTCACGTCATTAGGTACTATTGAAATATAAGGTGTTGAAAATTCTACATAACACCCTTCTAGTATTTTTACTAGTTTTACTTTTTCGTTGCTCCACAATAGATTATTACCTAGATATCTACGTGAAATTTCTCTGTTACCAATCATTAATTTTACTCTTTTCACAACATCACCTACTTAACTATATCGTATATTGTGTTTTCGTCTTTAACAGAGATAGCGTCGTACTGTTCTTGAGTTCCTACCCAATATTTCAACGGTTGATTGTTCTGAGTGTTTAGCAATGTGTCACTTTTTAAATCTTCTACACTCGGTTGCCACTTACTAACTTTTGTATCTCCAAATGATATATACGGCTCTGAGATTTTAATATGTCCGTTTTTCACTAGATATACGTAGAACCAATGTGTTTCATCAGTAAACTCAATGTTTTCTTCTATCGTTATAATTTCTTCATGAATCACCCATTTGTTTTTTTCTAAATTAGAAAAGCCAATAACTTTCACACTCTTATTAGTTGAGTGTTTTTTTATCGCAAAATAAACGCCGTGGTCTACTTTTACATCATCATATACATATATGGGTAGTCTTAACACTAGTTTATCACCTTGTTTCAACTTACTAACGTTAGTGTCAATTTGCACACCCGCCCAAGTGTAAGTATTAGCACCGCTTTTTTTAATTCTTAATGAATTGTGACCGTTATAATCGTCTTGTATAATTTCTGTCTCTGGGTTTCCAGTACGTCTTAAGTTGTTTATTTTAAAAGTGGAATCGACAATTAAATTGTAATTCCCTAGTACTGCGTCTTTTCCGTTAACGCCCGGCACGCCTTGTACTCCTTGAATACCTTGTACACCCGGTATTCCTTGCTCGCCTCTATCTCCCTTTTCTCCTCTTGCTCCTGCTATATATGGTAGATTTTTATATAAGTCAGTTCCGTTTCCTACTTTTGCTTTTCCCGTGTCCGACTCAATACCAATCTCACCATTTAACAAGATTATTTCACTGTTGTTCCAGTCTGTGAGATCCATTCTTTTATGTTGGACTCTTACCGGTATTATTTCTGTCATCTAATTACCTCCATCAAATACATACATTGTGTCTTCGCTCCACTCACCGATTAAATTACCTGTTTCGTATGCAGCGTCTCCAAATTCTTTATACTCCATAGGTACAATATAAGTTGAAGCACTTCTAACACTTATTTCTATATCTTGTTTTTTAAACATAGGGCTTAACACACTAAATAAATAATGAGCGTCATACACGTGTAGCAATGGTTGTGTTGTTTCTCCTGGTTTATAACTAACAACCATTGTGTCGTAAAATTGTGTAGGATCCATTAGAAATACTTGCACATCATGTTTAACTGGTCTACTAAGTTTAACTACTATATCGTAGAAATCATCAACAGTACACACAGCTTCCCAGCTTATCGTATATTTCTGACCTACTTCGAATCCGTCTCCATTGTGAGCAAGTTCTACAAAATATGTTCCCGCTTTTAAATCACGAGTTGTGTCTCCGTCTAATCTATTCTTACCATATGTGATACTGTCATCTGTTCCGACCATTTTAACAGTCGCTTCAGCAATACGATTAGTTTCAGCTATCTTGTCTTTCAACTTATTTAAAAGCTCTTTGTCTACACCTTCTATTTCAGATATTGCCTTTTGTACCTTATCGTTAATTTCAGATTTAAATACTTCAGACTCAGCTCGTGTTGTTTCGACACCGTCTTCGATTTTCTTTTTCAACTCGTCTTCTTTATCAGAGAATATTTTTTCAAAGTTCTCAGACTGCTCTTTAACTTTCTTCTCAAACTCTAACGACACCCAGTCAGTGTAAGCATTTGCCTTACTCTCAGCATTGTGAGAGCTTTGAGAAACTTCACGACCTAGATTACTTTCCTTTTCTCCTAGAATAAATTCAATCCAACGTTTAGCGATAGGATCATAATGTGTCTCAACAATTCGTATTCTTTCGTCTATATCATACTTAGTATATTTAAGAATAACTGTGTCTCCACGATTGATATTCTCAGAAAGTTGTTCATAAGTTACTTTAATAGAGTTCTTAGGTTTATCAATATTATCTTTTGTGAAATGCTCAATCGCCCACTCTTCAAGCTCTTCAGCAGTTCTTAAATCGTTGTTACTTACCGACATTTCATTAATAAATGGATAGTCATTAATCAACGGACTTTCCACGATAAGACTGATTGTTACTTCTTCGTCCAACGCTGCTGTCTCTTCTTTTTGCTTAGCTTTAAGAGCCTCGATTTCATCTTTTCTCTTGTCAGCTTCTTGTTGACTTGCTACTTTACGCTGATTAGCTTTGAGTTCTCGCTCTTGGTATTTAGCTCTGACCTCAGCTTCTATTTGTGCATAAGTCTTAACTGTGCGACCGCTACGTTTAACGTTTTTGTTTACTTTCAGAACTTCTCTTGAATAACGGCTGTTAATCTCATCTTGCATTTGTTGAGCTTTGAGTTTGTCATTGCTTTCTTTTGAGTATTTCTTTTGAGTTTCTCTCAAAGCCTGCATTTCTAATTTGTGTTTTTCTTTCAGCTTTTCTTTATCTTCTTTGTCACCTACTCTAAATGTAGATGTCGCATATAGTCTAGTGACTATATCATCAGCGTTTGAAGACGTGACAAAAGATGTGATATTCTTAGCTGTTGTTAATACTTCTTCTGTGTCACGTCCTACTCTTTTTAATATGCTGAGTCTGTTGTTGTGCATATCTATATCGCCATTGAATGTGTCAGCTATTTTTCCAAATAACTCAAACGACGATTTTAAAGACGTGTCTTTTTCATCTTTAAAAGTAATGAATGAGTTAGGCTCTTTAATATCAGAAAACCAACTAAAGTCTTTTTCTGTTGACACAAAATTTGCAACCCACTCATCTAACACAGTTTGACAAGTTGAGTTAATCTTTGAAAAGTTTTTAACAAGGCGTTTGCTATAATCGAATGTCTTTTGATAAGCTGTAACTGTGATTGACTGTTCGTGTTCATTAATATCAATGTCTTTAATTCTAAATAAATTTTTTCTATCATGTTCATCAGCCTTGACAATCATTCCTTTTTCAATCAAAGCATACATTTCATTGTCAACTGTTGGATACTTAAATGTAAGCTTGTAAGTTGAATTAAGCACCCAATGAATGTCAGCGTCGTAAGCATTATTTAACACAATTCCGTTATAGGTAAAATCTGTTTCGTTTCCATCATATAACCACAACATTATATAAACGCCCCCCACCTACAGTCAATTTCTACTTTTGTAATTCCTGTACCTAACACAACACCGCTACGTCCTGTTGGTATTTCGAAGAAGTCTCCTAACATTATGCTATTTAAAAGACCTCCGTTCTTGTCATATACATTCTGTTCACCTTGTTTACATTCAATAGTGATTTTCTCAACAATAGCTTTTATTCTTATTACTTGCTTACCTATAGTCAATGTACTTTCCTCTGTAAAGTTCCCATATACTGTAAGTTTAGGATACATAGGTAAACCCGAATTATTGTCAAGTGTTCCGTCGCTTGTAAATGTCTTAACATCTTTTACAACGTTATATGAGAACGGGTTACACGTAAATACAACATCTATTTCATATTCGTCTACCTCTCCAAGCCTTGACCTTACGGCTGAGGTTGTGAGTACCTCGTAATATCTATCGGGGTTGTCAGAAGCGATTAACTTACCGCTACCGTCTAACCACACTAACACATCATTTATTTCTGATAAGCTAACGCCATGAATTAACAGTTTATATGATTTTTCAACTGTGTCGTACGCTGTAGACGTTCTCACAATTCCACCTGTCATATAGTCAGATGTAAATATTTTGTCTTTTCTCTTTCCCTTGTTAATTCCGTCATTTTCTATCACATATATATCAAACGGAAAGTCGGCGGTAGACTTTCCATTAAAAGTTAATTTGTTATAATGTAACGGCATTGCGTCCACCTCCGAAACTCATTGATTTTACTTCTTTCATTTTCCTTACTAGTTTTTGTTCTATCGTGTCGACTAACACGTTTATATCATCTTTATTGTTGATATTATTTCCTGTAACATTAATTGTCACGTTAATCTCATTGCTACCACCATTTCTAGCGCCGTGTTCAGCCAACGCACCGCTTATCCCTTTTATTTTTTCACTAGTAGATAACGGCGTGATGTTTACTCCGTGCTTAGTTACTCTAAATAGTTCAGGTCCTGCCTCTCCGACAATCCCTGTAAAACTTGGTTGTAAGTTCTCAGTCTGTCCAATGTTACCACCTCTTGCAAACATAGGGATATGTCCACCTGTTGCAAAGAATGGTAGTCCTATTCCTGGAATACCTGACGCAACACTTACAGTTCTAATTACACTCACGACCTCACGTGGTATGCTGTTTAACAATCCAATTACACCCCATATCACACCACTAGCAGCGTCGACCGCTGACAGGTATTTAGGGGGTGTTGGCGTTCCGTTAAATGCGTTTAAACTGCTCGTCGCTTGGTTAGTGAACGGCGTTGCGTTACCTTGTGCCATGATTGATTTTGTCGGTGTTCCTGTTGCGTTAAACGTGTTTAAACTATTCGTCGCTTGATCCGTGAATGGTGTTGCATTCCCTTGTGCCATGATTGATTTTACCGGTGTTTCTGTAGCGTTGAATCCGTCTAAGCTAAATTTAGCTTGGTCAATTACTGCACTAGCGTTGTCAGTTGCATTAATGTTTTTGTCCGGAACATTTAGTGACGCAAAGTCTAACAGTTTGTTAAATGCTTGTGTGATATTAGGGGTAGCGTCATCTTGCACCATTATTGATTTAGGTGCTATATCTGTATCTGTGAATTGACCTATTTTACTGTTAACATTATCCAACGGCTGACTTGCTTGGTCTATAATTTGAACATTCTTAGGGTGTATTCCCATACTGTTTAAGAAATTCAAATCATCAATAGTCATCTTAATTGTGCGACCTTGACTCTCAGAAATCATAATAGCTTTTTTAATGTCTGGTAATGCTAAAGCTCGTTCATAATCGTTTTTGAAATTGAAAGCAATGTCGCCCCCTTCGTATTCAATACCGATTGTCTTGAATCCACCTTCTTTAGCAGCCCATTCATCAAGAGCTTTATTCATTTCTTGGACTTTCTGCTCGGCACTTCCAAGACCTTTAATATAAGTCTCTTTAGCTTGGTCGATTATTCCCATTTGTTTTAATGCTGCTAATTTTGCGGCCGCTGTAGTATCGTTAAAAGCTTCTTGTAATATCTTTTGAGCTTGACTACTTTCTGTCGCGGCTTCAGTTGCTGTCTTACCAACTTTTTTATAAGCCTCTTCTAATTGGTCTAACTCTGATTTAGTAAGTACCCTATTTTCTCTAGCGGCACTTGAAAGAATGTCGTTAATTGTACTTTGTGCTTGCTTTGTTTCATTGATAATAGAATCGTAAGTTTTGCTTACTTGTTCTTTTTGTTGATTATATAAATCTTCACTAATTAAGTTATTTGCTTTCTTTTGTTCTAATGCTGACATCTCAGCCGCTTTACGTTGTTCTAAACTTTGAACAGTTGCAGCAGTCACATCACTTACACTCTTAATCTGTGCAAGGGCGTAATCAGCCGTGATCCTACTGCCTTCTAAGTACTTACTATTTAAACTTGCTAACGAGTTCCCTACTAAGTTAGCTGCTACTTGCACACTACTTGAAATTTGGTTAACGTCCTCGTCTGATAAACTTAACGCCTCTTTTAATTGCTTTCTAAATCGTCCGTCAAACTCCAATTTGTACCATTTACCGTCTTTAAAGTTTTTGTTTATGTTTTCCATAATCTCGGTGTTTGCAGCTTGAACTTTCTTAATCTCACTTTTAACAGCGTCTGAGTTACGTTTAACAGCGTCTCCCATGTGATTAATAGAGTTTCCAGATTGTTCAGCACCTTTAATCACAGCGTCGTACCATTCTTTATACTTACCGTTTGTAAGTTCAATAGCTGCCTCATGGTTTCTACTATGTTTTGTCATTTCACGATATATCGCTGTACCTACACCGACAAACGCAGCTCCTATTAATGCAGCACCCGCTACATAAGGGTTAGTCAATAATGTTGCCATACTTCCTGCTTTAGCTGCTTGTGTTCCGACTCCTGCTATAGATGTTGATAATTTAATCATGTCTCCAACCGACTTAGCTGTTGACATCTTACCAACCCATTTAACAAAGCTTCCGATAGCTTTCACACCACTACCAATACCGGTTGTCATTCTACCTAACACAGACATGAAAGGTCCAAAACCTAGAGTCGCTAGTTGCACTGCTGTTGGTAATTTGCTAAACCATAACATCATATTTCCTAGTGAGTTTACTAATGGTTTTGAAGCTGTTAGAGCTTGTGCTAGTTTAGGTAATAATTGAGATCCCATTTCGATTGCCATTTTCTGAATCTCGTTTTTTGCCATTTTCAATTTACTAGCACTTGTTTGATAACGGATAGCAGCCTCTTTAGTAAGAGCGTTGTTTTCTCTCCAACCTTTATTAGAAATTTCTAACGCCCTACCTAGTCCACTTTCTCCGTTTAATGCACCTGCTAAACGTTTAATTGCGTCTGCTTCGCGAATACCTGTTATACCTAGACTAGATAACACGTCATTGACGTTACCGCCATTTTCTTTAACTTCATTAAGTCCTTTAAGTAACATTTCTAAAGCTTCTACAGGTCTAGTTCTAAATGCGTTAGCAAATTCATTAGCACTTACTCCAGCAGCACTAGCGAATTTTTGTAAACTATCTCCACCACTTGCAATGGCATTTTGCATTTTATTCATTACTTGAGTCATTGCACTACCACCCGCCTCAGCTTCGATACCTACTGTACTTAATGCGGCTGCTAGTCCTAACACATCAGCCTCAGCCATGTTAGTTTGTTTACCCATACCAGATAGACGTTGTGCCATTTCCACAATAGCTCTCTCATTTGTAGCGAAGTTATTTCCTAGTTCAACTATCGAGCTACCTAAATTTCTAATGTTACCTTGACTTGTTCCCATAACCGCCATGAATTGAGCTAAACTCGTTGCCCCTTCTTCAGCTGCTAGGTTAGTTGTCGCTCCTAAGTCAGCTATTGTTTTTGTGAAATCAACAATGTTTTCAGCCTTAATTCCTAATTGTCCTGCGACTTCTCCAATACGAGATAACTCATTCGCACTTACTGGGATCTGTGTTGATAAGTCTAAAAAGCTTTGTCTAATAGCGTCTATTTGCTGTGGTGTTCCGTTAACAGTTTTAACTACACCTGCGAACGCACTTTCAAAATCTATAGCAGCCTTACCGGCTAGAAACATTCCTGTAGTAAGTCCACCTGTTATCTTAGAAAAACCGTCCCCAAAGTTCGCCATTTTTTGTCCGAACGCTTGTACACGTCCTCCAACATCATTAAAGCGTTGAGCCACGTCAGCCAATCGACCTCCGTTATTCCTAAACGCTGCATGTGTTTGTTGCATTGCGTCACGTAGTTTATAATATCCTGTCTCGGCGTTTGCTATTTTAGTTGGTAAAGACTGTAATTCTCTTTGCTGACTACTAAACGTACCATTAAGAGATTTGATTTGTGTTTCTAATCCCTTAATCTCTTGTTGTGTTGCTTTGTATGATTTAGACGTATTAGCTACAACATCTTTATATTTTAAAGCTGCCGCACTCGTCTTACCGTATGTGTCTTGTAAATGTTTTAAATGTTCTTTTTGACTTTGTAACAGCGTTCCTGTTGTTTTCAAAGTCGCTTGTTTTTGTCTTAATGAGCTAGACAACTTGTCTATCTCTTTTGGCAGTTGAACGGTTGATTTTTTTAAGTCATCATAACGAGATTTCAACAAGTTAACATTACTTGCTGATTGTTTCATTTGTGAACTCAATCCACTCATTTTAGCTTTATAAACGTCATATGCTTTCCCGCCACTACCTAATGAAGCGATATTTCTTTTCGCTTCAGCTTGTAATTGTCTCAAGGCATTTTCACCTTGCTTAAGAGCTGAGGTAAAACTGCCAACTCCTTCGGCTGTCAATATGACACCGACTTTATCCATATATCCCGACAAATTTTTACCTCCTTGTTATAACAATTTACTAAAGTTCATTTCTTTTACTTCTTCCTGTTGAGTTTCTTCATGATTGAAATTCTCTTCTATATATCTGTTAATCATAAACACAATATATTCTAAGCTGTAATCATACATAAACTCACTCTTAGTCATGTTAAACCAAGTTCGACATCTGTAAAATAAATCGTCCCAGTCTATTTCTTGCGGTTTTTCGCTTTTGGTTTTTTCGGTTTTCTCGCTGGGTGTTCGTAAATATTCACTTGGTCGTCGACCGGTTTTTCTAAAATATGCTTTCCCTCTTCACTATCGTCTGTGATCCCTAACATTTCTAATAATGTTGCTGTTTGATCCCCGTACATAGCTTCTTGGTATTTCAAAATAAATAACTCTAATTCAGTATCATTTACGTTTTCTAGTACTTCTTCTATTGTAGTTTTATATCCATTTGCTTTTAAAATTGAAACTAAAAATTTTGCTGTAGCTACATTTTTCTCTTTTAAATATACGTCATTCCATTCACCCTGCTTTATTCCAAAGTCAGCTTCTAAATGTAACCACACAGCTAGGTTTGATTTTAATTCAATTTCATTTCCTAAAATATCCGTTTTAAATGTCTTTACCGTTTTTGTAAATATACTCATTCATTGTCCTCCAAAAAAATAAAGAGCTAACAAATGTCAGCTCTTATAAATTATCCTGCTACAACTACTGTCTCATCAGTTGTTCCTGATTTAAGACACTGTTTAAGGGTTTCAGCGTCATAGAAACCTTGTAATAATAGTTTTTCTCTATCATATTTATCAGTCTCACGTAAGTCGATTTTACTGAATACTGATTTGTCTTTACTTCCTACAACTGGATAAGCCTTGATTGTAACTTGTGAGATGTTTTCTTTTTTCTCATCTGTTTCAGTCTCAGCGTTAAAGTCTGGGTTTTCGATTTGACACACAGGGAAGTTGTAAATAATTTCTTTACCGTCTTCATCAGTTACAGGGAACGCCCAACGGAACTGTTTGTAACGAGGTGAGTCACCTTGAACATAAACTCCTGTTGCTAATTTTTTCATACCTGACATTTCTTCTAAGAATCCGTCCGGGAAGAATCCGATATCAACTGTCATTTCAACGCTTGCGAATTTTACAATATCACGTGCCTTAATGTTTGATAGATATACTGTTTTTTCTTTAACTTGTCCTTTGAACGCTACTTTATCAATAGCGAACACTTCATAAGTTTTCTCATCATAAGTTAACCCTTGAGGGCTTGTTGCTTCTGTTTTAACTTTTTGTAAATAACCTGCTCCAACTCCTGTTAGTAGAGCTTTGCTAACTGCTTCTTTTGTTACTGCCATTTATTGGTCCTCCTAAATTTAATCTAGTAATGCTTCTTTTACTTTTCTCGCAAATGGATCTTTGTGTTTCTGTGCTGCTGGTCTAACGTGTGGGTTAGGCGGCTTGTAAACACGACCTTTGCCGTATTTACGCTTACGTCCTTTACCTTTCCCACGTCCTTTATGACGAGAGAAACCAGCGTGCCAGCCTATCTCGTGGAAATATAAGTGTAGGTTAGGACGTCCTGCCCAACCTATCTGACTTTCCATGTTACCGTGACTAGCTACAATACCAGCCACACCCGCACCCGTTTTTACTAGTCCTTTTCCGGCTGCTATACCTTTTGCGTCGTCTTTTATTGCCTCAGCTTCTTCAACTATAACGCCGTTTACTTTGCTTGTATTACTTGCAATTTTCTCTAGTCTTGCGATTGCCTGTTCAAAACCGAACGTCTCCATTAAGAATAAATCTCCAAATAATACATAAATTGTGTTTCCTTAGTATCCTCATCAACATCAATTATTTCATGCCATTCACCCGTGTTGAGTGTTGTGCCTTCTAGTGCTGTTTGAATACTGTTTAACACATCTGAACTATCTAAGTCATGAGGTTTAACGTCAAATAGATTTAATTGAAAAGTATTATGTTTTATGAATTTTTTGTTTGAACTGCGTTTTGACGTTGAGGCCACATGAAAATAAATTAGCTTTGGAAAATTCTCATTATCGCTGAGTCCATAAGCTAACGGGATATTCAGATTTAACTTTGTTATAGTCTCGAATATTAATTCTTTTGTACTCATTATTTAACCACCTCCACAAGTGATATTTCTGTTTCGTTTTTCACATGGTTGTGGTAGATCCTAGCAATCGTATATTTCTTATCATTAATTATCACAAATAGTTTACTTAACAAATAGTCATTAATATTAGTAAATAATCTGATTGCTATTCTCGTTGTTACTTCCGTGTCAACTTGCATTGACTGGTATTTTTCGTTAGCTGTCACACCTAAGTAACGAAACCAAAACTTGCGTATCTCTTTTTCTTCGTGTTCAGCTAACTTAGTGTTAAATTTATCTTTTTTATGCTTATTCTCTACAAATTTAGCTATTCCGTCGTTATAAGATTGGTTGATCCTGTATTGTCTCATCTGTTACTACTTCTTTTACTTCTTCAATATATTCGTAGTCATAAGCTGATAAATTTTTTGTCATCTCTTCGTATCTTTCTTCTGAGACTTCAACGACGTCTCCTTCTTCATACAGGTGAGATGTGTGAATGTCTTGAAATTCCTTTAAAACTTTAATCTTCATTCGACAACCTCTCTTTCTCTAATTTAATTAACAGACTTGATATTTCTCCTAAAAAATTAATGTCAAAATATTCTAGCTTGTCGTTATACTCGTACCTTGCTCTCTCAAACACTAATGATTTACCTTGCTCGTCATTATTAATATCAAAGTAACCACATTTTTCACACAACACAGAATAAGAAAAAGACAACAACCTTCTTAGATTATCGTCTTCGTCATCATGTAATATATGTAGTTTATCTTTGAATTGCTGTAATAACGCTGTTGAAACATCAATCATAGACCTATGCTCCTACTAGAGCTAAGTTTTTGTCAAACTCTAATTTAACAACAGCCTCTTTGTCAACCGCTTTAACATCAAAACGAGTGATTAAACGAGTGTCATAAGAGTTACGCGTAAATGATTTACCACCAACATCAGTTGATTTAATTTCTAGTTCGTTTAACTCGTAAACACGTACAGCTTCTTTTAAATCTCCTACATATAGTGGGAACTTGTTAGCCGCTTCGTTTGGTAAATGAGTATTTGGTAATACAATTACTTCTTTACCAAATAAAGTACGTTTTGTCGGGTCTGTTACTACTGGTTGTAGTAAGTAGTTTCCGTTTTTGTCTTTTAAGCTATCTAATATGTTAAATCCGTCTTGGTTAGTTAACACTTTAGTATTGTCTAAGAAGATAGGATCTAATGTTACGTTAAACGCTTCTTTGATTTCATCAACTTTAGTAATAGCTTTTTTAGTTAAAGTTTTTAATACTGCGATAATTTCTTTGTTTTCAGTAACAACTTGTTTTTTCATAAACCATTTACCAAGATAAGCTAATAAGTTTTCCGGTGAGTCTTGTAGTAAGAAACGTGATACTGGTAAAATTCCTCCGAAGTCTTTAACTTTATAAGTAATTCTTTCGAACACTTCAGCGTTCATTTCTTGAATTTCTCCAAGCTCAGTAATGTTAGTAAGTCCAGTTAATTGACTTGTTTTTTCATATACTTCGCTTCCAGAAGGTACTACAACAGAGCGTACGTCTACGTGGTCTTTTAGAGACACAAATGAACGTCTGTACTCGTTAATTGCTGTTTTTACGTCTTCCGGCACTAAGTAACCGCCGTTTTCTCCTTCAGACTCTTTTAATGGTCCTGCTGCGTTAACAATTCCAGATTTGATATAATTTTGAACTGCTACAAGTCCTGTTTCTTCTTTTTTCTCTTCAGCTAAGTCAACTACTTTATCATCATTTTTATATGAGATTAAGTTTTGAATTGTTTCAATCTCTTTAGTATATCCTTTAATTTCTTCCATTAATTCGTTTGCTACTTCCATTTCTTTGTTGTTGATTGCATTTTCAGCAGCTGTAACTTTTTCAGCCTTTAATTGCATTAATTCTCTTAATTTTTTATTTGTATTCATTAGATTACCTCCAAAAATTCTAAATATTGTTTTGCTCGCTCTGACTGATATTCATAATTTTCTTTTATCAATTCTTTTGGAGCATTTTTAAATTTGTGTGCTTGTTCTTTAGTTAAGCACGCTGCCATTTTTACTGGCTCTGAGATTTCGTCGCACAGTCCTAAGTTGAAACACTCTTCAGCGTTTAACCAAGACTCTTTATCCATTAAATCTCTAATTGTTTTTTCGTCTGTCTTATCTTTAGCTTTCGCTAAATAAGTATTAACGATTGTGTCGTTGATATGGTCTAAATCATCAGCCATTTTTCGTAAGTCACCAGCATTTCCGTAAAGTCCAGTCCATGCGTTATGAATCATCATCATTGCATTTTTTGGCATAATTACTTTATCGGCTGCCATTGCTATAACTGTTGCTATAGAGGCAGCTAAACCGTCAATATATGCTGTTACATATCCTTTATGGTTTTTTAATAAAGTGTGAATCGCTTGACCGTCAAATATATCTCCACCGTTAGAGTTAATGTGTAGGTCAATGTTTTTCACATCTCCTATGCTTTTTAACTCCTCAGCAAAGAGTTGAGCTGTTGACTTATCTTCCCAGATGTCGTAACCGATATCTGAGTAAATGAATATCTCGACTCTATCGTCATTTAAAGCCTTAATCTTCCACTTCTGCACTTGTTTTCGCACCTGCCTTCCACAGTTGGTATTCTTTAATTGTATCGACTGGAGCATAGTTTAATGACATAAATCTCATGTCGCCATACTCTGTGTCTATTGTTGACATATCCTCTGAACGAAGAATGTCGTTTATTGTGTAAACTCCTACGTGTTGCATTTTCTCATAGAACTCAGCTCGTGATTTTTGGTCAGCTCTTAGCTCAGCTTCCATATTGAATTTAAAATAAAAGCCTCGTTTTTTATCAAGATCCGTTAATATCTTAGAGTTTAGTTCTGACTCAATATTTGTTACATACGGCAACATTACGTTTTTCACATAGTCCATTGACTGAGTTAGTGCGTTAGAGTGAGTTAAACCGCTGTAGTCTCCGTATTTATACGGTGGAACTTTAAATATACTTGCAATTTCCGCCTTGTTATATTTCATAGTCTCTATAAATTGTGCGTCTGATTGCGGTATTCCCACACTTTGATAGTCAATGTCTGGGTTTAAAATCGCAACATTGTTATTTTCAAGGTGTTTTTTCCATGACTCAGCAACGGTTTCTTTATTTTCAGTAGTCAATGGCGTACGTGTAGACTTTAATATTGCTAACGGAATACCTTCACGCTTGAATAAGTTCGAAGCCATTTCTCGTCCTTTTTGGTTTCCTTGAATACTTTCACGTAAGACTTGTACAGGTGAGCGTCCTATTAAACCGTTAATAGATAAGTTTTTAAAGTGTAGCAACTCGTCAGTGTTTAATGTTCTCGGTTTACCTTTATAAACCGTCTCATAAGTTACCATATTAGTGTCTTCGTGGTAAAGCACTTTTGTAAATCGTGGATCTAACGGTACTATTTCTGTTACTTGACCTTTCTTGTCAATTTCCAAGTAGTGATAGCTGTTCCCCCACAAGTTTAACTGTGTCATTACTAAGTGTTTCCACTCAAAACTCGTCATATTTCTGTTTGGTTGGTCTTTTAAAAGTCTGTAAGCTGTGTGTTTCTTTGCTTTCTCTACTGTTCCGTTTACATCTTGTAACAAGTTTAACGGGTATTTAGCTAAGTCGTCTGACAGAACTTTTACTGAACTGTAAACCTCAGAAGTGTTAATTGCACTCTCTTCGTTTATATTGTTTCGACCACCATTAAATATATTTAAAAACCAGTCTGACGGGTTTCGTAAGTCGCTCAAATCATTACCACCTGTCGGTGTCTTGTTTCTGAATATCATTCTCTTTTCTCACCTCCTTTCAAAATTAAAGTTGTCGTTCTAACACAAAACTACATATCATTAAGCTAATACCTAATACGATAAATCCTATAGTTTTGCAAAATAAAAAGCCTGCATATACTAACGATAGCAAGCTCGATATAAACAGTAAGAATACTGTAAATTGTATTAATTTTCTCATTAGAAACTAAATTCTCCTTTGTCAATCATGTCATTAAGGTCGTAAGTGATATTGTCGCTATACATAGCGCGAGTAAACGCAAAAATACCAGCAGCCGCCATGTCGATACGGTCGCTTGATTTTTTCTTATCTAACATAATATTATCCTGTGCGTCTGACTTAGTAACGGCGTTACCCATGCACCAAGTCAACGCTTTATTTCCGTCATGATGAATTTTACCCTCATATACACACTCTCTAAAGTGTTTAGTCGGCTCGTTAAGTGTCAACACACCTTGTCGGACTTCGACCATTAAATAACCTAGTTTTTCCATTGTTTGAGACCATTGCGTGGCATTGTAAGGGTCATAACACACCTCTTGAACACTGTATTTGTTTCTTAGCTCTTCAATATAATCAATTACAAAATCATAATCGATTACCTCACCGGGTGTCTTAACAATCCAATCTTCGTCAATCCATTGAGAATAGTTAACACGGTCGGTGTTCATTCGTTGAAATAACATATCTTCAGGCATAAATCCTTTACTACGAATAGCGTAACGGTCATCTCCTAACACAAACACAGAGGTTACAGCTGTTAAGTCAAGTCGTTTCGATAAGTCGACACCGACAAAACACGGTTTACCGACTAGCTCGTCGTCTGATACTTCACAAAGTTTCCATTTCTCCATATCCATATATTTATTTTCTGGGGCGTTAACCCAGATGTTCATATTCTTAGTCATGAACTTAGACATTGTTTCGGGTTTGTCGAGTGCTTCGTTAAGTCTCTCACGTAAGAATTTCATTCCCTCTGGATAACTCGCTAATATTGGGTTAGCTTTTATCCAATTCGTCTCGTCTTTTATATCGTCATCTTTATCAAGTTCACAGACCATAGCATAATATCCGTTATTTTCTACAGGGTTGTTAGGATCTAATAATTTACTAACATAATCATACTCAGTTGAGTAACACGGGTTATTTAGGTTGAATCCTGCTGTTGTAATAATTACAATTAATGGTTGACTCCTAGCACCTTGACCAGACTCAATAACGTCTAATATTTCGTCAGTTGGATGTGCGTGATACTCGTCCATTGCTCCAACTTGGGGGTTAAACCCGTCAGCAGTTTTCCCAGAATCACGAGAGAGAGCCATAATATAACTATTACTTTTCTCGTGTTCAATTAAACTACGTGTGATTTTAAACCTGTTCTTAATCTGACTACCTTGAATCTGTGCTTTAATCTCTTTAAACACAATATTTGCTTGGTCTCGCTTTGTCGCTCCTATATAAGCTTCAGACGAAGACTCGCCAAATGCTGATATCTCATAGGATAAACAACACGCTACATCTTGAGACTTAGCGTTTTTTCTTCCTACTTGATAATAGAATTTTCTGAAACGTCTAACTCCTGTATCTTTATGAATCCAACCGTAAATATTTGACCAGTTAAATATTTGAATAGGTGCAGGGTCGATATTTTCTCCTGCTAACTTACCTTTAGTATGTTTAAAAAGCGACATCCATTCTAAAAATCTCATAGCTTTATCGTCGTCAAAAATAAACGGAAATTCTTCCGTTCCTTCTTTTTCTAAATCATTTAAAAATCTTAGACACGCCCATTTCTCTTTTTCACAAGCTATTCTTTCACCGTTAACTGCTTGAGCCGCCCAATTTTTCATAGCGTCTTTTAGCATTATAAATTACCGAATCTTTCTTTAACTGGGTCGGCTGGTGTCTCTTTATAAGCTTTATCCATAGCAATTTTTGCCCTTGCTACTGGTGTTAGTCCTAGCTCAGATTGTAGAGAGCGTAGTGTGTTAAATAAGTCCTTTTGTCTAATTAACAACGGGTGTTGTCCATATCCATAATCTTTAGTGCGTTCAGCTTCAATTACTTTTCCGTGTTTTCTAAGTTCACGTTCTGACTCTTTATTATATCCTTGATCCGTCATTAAGCCGTCACGTTGAATTATCTCACTGCATTTAACATACTTCTCATAAGTATCACAGTAGATAGACAAGACGTGTAAGTCAAGGTTGTTTAGCAAGTCTATTGAGTCGGCTTGTGACACAACGTATCTAAATTCTTTTTTCGCTATATCCCCTAACCATTTTGGGGGTTTAAGTTTGTCGTTAGGTAGTTTCATTTCTTTTTCTTGCTGTATTCTAGCTTCAATTTTCTTCTTAGAAAGTCGCTGAGTGTTACCATTTAACACTTTCAACGACATTGGCTCTGTTTTCCTTGCCATGATATCTCTCCTTTCTGAAATTTACTTTTTTTCAAAATTTTAATTAAACGCATTTTGCGTACGGAAGAGGGCGGCCCGCTCCTAGGGAGGTCGGCTCTCTCAAATTTTTGGTGGGGGGGTATCCCCCAGGAAATAACCACCCCTACTTCTTGTAGTGTTCAATCTTGTTGTGGCACTCCTTACAGACACACTCGAGGTTAGAGAGGTCAAGTCGTCTAGTCCAATCTGTTCTAACTTCTACTTTATGATGAACTAGGTTAGCTAGACCACCACACATAGCACAAGTGAAACAGTCTCGCTTCAATGCTTGTTGCCTTACCTCTCTCCACTCTTTTGACTTATAGAACTTCATAACTTCATCATGCTTACGTTGTTCGTTATAACTTTTATTTGAATATTGATTATGTTTATTACAATATGTTCCCTTATTGATAAGAGTTCTACATTTATGATGTTTACATTCCTTCATAGTTCACCTCCCAAAATAAAAGAGAGATATTATTTATTTTAATATCTCTCAGTCATTCTATTACATACTAATATTATACCACAGACAAATCCGACATATCCGACAACTTTATGAATTTAGAATAAAAAATAACTTATCTTTCATTGACTGAAGTCTTCGCTCAACAGTTCTAGTATGATAACATACTTCGCTTGCGACCTCTTCAATCGTTAGCTTATAAGTATATCTAAATTTAAGTATCTTCTTATCTCGAACATTTATCAACCCATGCTCTAATCTATCGACACACTTAATAGCATAATCATCTTTTTCAAAGTCATAGTCAGATAATTTATTTATTATATTATTCTCATTACTATTATTGAAATTACTATTATTAGTTTTTATTTCGTCGTCGCTAGATAATTTGTCTGTCAAATATATATTTAATTGTTTCTTTATTTTGGAATAAGCCTCAAGATAATAGTCGACATCATTCCTTGTATAATTAAATTTCTTATTCATCATTCCACCTAATTAAAAAGTATGTCGGGAAAGCTAAGGGAAAACCGACGTAAATATTATTCTGAAAGGATCTCTACGCATATTATGAAACAACCTAGCTTTATTATTAATATTATTATATAAGTATTTTAAACGCTTTTAAATAGTTCACGACAACAAATTTTATCAATTACTCTACACATATTCTTTATATCAGCATTTAGTTCAAACAACCATTCTTTTTTATGATATAAGTTTGACTTGTTCCAGTAGAACTCAACTTCATTGTTAACTGTCATATACTTGTGTTCGTAGTCTAGCTTATATCCGTAATTATATTTAGTACTCAAACGTCTAGCTATTGAGTAGATAATATCTTCGTTGCGTTGCTCTCTCGCTCTTACGTTTATCTTCTCTCCGACAATCACAACTGAGTCTATGAACTTGTCAAGTTTCATATCCAACAGATATTCTATTCGTCTGAAGTATATCTTTTTAATGTGATTACCTTGACGTTTGTTAATTAATCTTCTCACTTGTAACACATTGAATTTATTGCCCCCTTTAGTCCTAGTCTCAGAGATAAGTTCTTCTAAGAAATCTAAGTAACCTATATCAAACTTAACTAACTCAACGTTCTCACTCATTGTGTTTAAGTAACAATAAATATGTCTGTCTAAATTCTTAACACCTAACTCAACTAGCTCGTTATAATCATCAAGTAATAATATATATTTATCTTTCAACATAAGTTTCTTAATATATTCAAAACTCTCAAAGTCATCTGTTGAAAAAGTATATTGTTTATCTAACTCCTCCATAACAGAGGGATAGAATTTAATTAAGTTTCTTTTCATAATCATCAACCCTTACTATTATTTTTTCTTTCTGTAGATCCTCTAAGAAATCTGGTACATCTCTTGCGTAAGAGTCTTGGTATAAAAGACTTAACGCTATTGATAGTTCCAACATATTTAACTCAATGTGATTTTCTTTTTCTGTTCCTTGTACTTCTATCATGTTACTTACCTCTTAATTTTTCTTCTAATTCAATCTTTTTCATTAACGCTCTATGAAATTCATCATGATTTTTATATCTAGCAGTATTCTCTATTGCATAGCATATACTTAACACACCCTATATAATTGTTAATATTATTACTTGATTATATGATGCTTCAACATGAAAAATTATATTTAGAATAACCATACTAATGAATGATATAACATAAGCTTTCAAATACGTACCCATTAGCACAACACCTCTTTTATTTCTTCTCCGAAAAGGTCGATACATTCTTGTGCTAGTTCTATTGATTTGAAGTAAGGTAATTTTTTAAAATTATCACTAATTATAGTTGAACTAGTTTCAAGTTCACGACTATTAAAATTATAATAAATATAGTATTTATCCTCACGCCAGTTACTCCAGTTAGGCTCCCACCCTTCGTTATGAATCTCCGTCTTTTGTTGTTTCTAGTTCTTCTATTCTTTTAAATTCCATTTTCTATCTCCTTATATTCAAAATTTATAATATCCTCGACGTTTATAATTTCGTCACCCAATTCAATTTGATACAATATCTTTTTATAATTTTTACTTGCGTTAATTGACGCTTTTATCATATTAACGCTAGTTTCAGATACTCTTTTACTTATCACAATATCATTTTTTAATGTCAATGTTACCAAGTATTTATTCATTGCTTTATATACCTTTTTTAACGTTCTGTAGTTGGGCTTTACTATTCCCGATCTAAAACGTTTGATTGTTTCCTTATGTAATCCGGTTAATTCAGCTACTTCTTTATCTGAATAACCTTTAATCATTTTTCTAACGCTGTTGTCGAAATCTTTCATCGGTCTTTGCCATTTCCTCTTTCAAAAATTCTTCTATATCAATTTTCAATTCTTTTTCAATAGTTTCTTCCAACATTTCCCTTGTGTAATAACCTAATTTGAAATCACACATATTATCCAAGAAACGTTGAATTAATTTCTTTGTTCGTTTTTGTCCGAAATTGTATTCATTTTTCAAAACGAACATCAAAATTAGGATAGTTTCGACAAAAATAGTTTGTCTTTCAGTCATAACATATTTCTGAATTTTAGCGTTTAAAATTTTATTTTCCAT